TAGGCCAGCCGCAGGAGTTACTTTCGTGCGCTTCTCTGGCTCTTTGTCGATTGGCTTACTGGAGTCAAGCGCATCGTGTTCAACGATTTCAAGGGCCATCACATACAGGTAACGTCGCTGATAAGTTTCTACAGCTCCAAGGTTCTGGATAGGGTGGCAACCTTTAAGCTGCGCGTCAGCCATAGGGCTTGTGAACATCACCCAATCTTCCGGTTTGTCACAGTCAAAGATTGTTAGGGTTGCGTGTTCTGCACTGAATTTCGTGGTGGCGCACAATCCAAATTCATGGAACAGCTCATTGATCGTTGGCAGGAAGTCACCTAGTTCAAAGTATTTGTACTTTGCAAAAGTGTTCTCGCCTGACTTCTTCATTGGCTTGCTTTGTAGTGCTACTCGGCAAGCGTTTAGTTTTTGGTAAATGTTCATGCTGTTGCTCCTTCTTTGATTTCCTTGCGCCTCATGTCAGCAGCTACACGCATAAACTCTGCGGCTTCTTCCTGCTCTTGCATGTAACGCTCAAATTCATAAGCCATCATTGCGGCTTCCATGTTTGACGTTGCGTATTCCTCATCCTCTGAGGTCTGTTCAAACCATGCTCTGTCGTTAGCCATGATTGAACTCCTGCACGAACCACGTTTGAAAATCACTGACTAGATAGTTATCCGGTTTCATGTCATCACCTCGCTATAGTTGTTAGTGACCGTCTTTCCGGCCTGCCATCTGGTTACGATCCAGCGCATTGGCAATTTCACGTTTGCCGTTGCCGGTTAAGTGGTGTCGCTGGTATAGGGCTTCTCGTTAGAACGTGCCTCATCCGCACAGCAACTCTCACCACAACAAAACAACCTCGCTAGAAGATGCTTTATTGCGCCCACTCGTCTGATACTTATTGAATGGGCCAGCCTCCTATGTTTAGAGACCCGCCGGAGTGCTTACTTGGGTCTGACTGGTGCTTCCAGTCCATCGGGTTGTAAAAGAGCGTTATTCGGTGTTACTCAACATCGAGGACTTACTGCACGGCCTGTTTCTAGTGGCACTCACCTGTCTTAGCGTGGGTTCGTTCCTGTGTTGTTTGCTTCAGTGGTTCCCATTATCCAGATTTGGCTATTCTGTGTCAACATATTTGGAGAAAATTGTGCAAATAAAAATATCGCGGGTAAAATTTGCCCCGTTGGTAGTGACGAACCAACCCACGGGATAAGGAAAGAACCTCTCAGTAGAGGCTTGTATGCACGCACCTTGTCCCGTGTTGGCCTGTCAAGCCCAAGTCTCTACTAAGGGGTTTTTGCTTTTCAGGTGTCTCGCAAGTCCGGTGTTTTCAAGGGATAACCAGCGTCGGGCTGGACATGCGGTGATAGTGGCAAACTAAGCGAAAGTGCCAGCCGTGGGGATGGATAGCGGCTACATGGAGTTGTAAGCAAAAGGCGGAGACTACTGGCGAACAGCTTGTAGTATCAAAACCGAGTAGCACTATGTAGTGCAGTACGCTCAGAGCGGCACGGGTTAGCGCACAATGGCTAACGATAGTCTGAGCAGAGAGGACGGAACATTTAGCGTTAAGCCTCTCACCGTGGTCGAGTGCCGGATACTTCAGGACGCTTGAGCGGTTTTCCTTCCGAGGCTACTTCACTGTGGTCTTGGGAGGATATTGCCCATAATCTCCTCCGTTTCTTAGTCCGCTTAGGGGTTCTATGACCTTCGTCTGAATTGTGTAAATCGGTAGTTGGTACTAGACTGCTGTAAAAAAACACAGTGAGAACAGCAATGACACAACAAGCAGACAATAGGGAATTAACGCTAGAACAAATAACCAATCTGTTCGTGGATGGGGGGGTTAGGCGTTTGTATGTAGTGGCTCAGTTTGATGATCTGAGCGTAGGAGATTACAGCTTTAGCCGAGCAGACCTTTCGGCCTTGCCTTCTTCATCTGAGCAAAGAAAATAATCTCTGATCTGTCTTTTGCGTCTAGTTCTCTAAACGTCTTAAGCAAGGTGAATTCTTCAGGCGACAAATTAACCCCGTTGCCTGGATCACCAACAAATTCAGCCAAAGTAAGACCAAACACTTTAGCCACATCCTCAACATTCTGAATGCTGACGTTTGTGCTGTCCGGCTTTCGTATGCGCCTGACTGTGTTGTAACTCACACCTGATCGCTCCTCGATTTTCTCCAGCGTGTCTAAGTCTGGATGCAATCGCATCAGGTTATTGAGTCGGTCTGCCATCTTCTGTTTTGTGTTCATGGCTAAATTTTCACGCATTCGCTTATTCATATGTGGCTATTGTGCAATATCCATATTTGGAATAAAATAGCCGAATGATGAATGTAGACCTCCTCAAATTTGTTACAGAGCATTTAGCGAAAAATCGCGGGAAGCACCGTGAAATAGCTAAGGCTACTGGTGTCCCTTACACAACTATCAGGAATATCTCTCAAGGGGTAACGCCTAACCCTGGTGTTGTCTCTGTTCAGGCGATCTATAACTTCTTTGTAGCAGCAAACCAGAAATAAACAAGCCCCGCATCTGTTGGCGCAGATCAGGGCCGTGACCAATGACTAATAAGGAGTCAAAGATGGGAAATGATTTTAACACCGAACTAACCAGCAAACAAAAGCTAGTTAACTTGCTGCAAGCCAATGTCAGTGACGTTCTTGATGTTGTTGAGGCTCATGCAAAAGAGTTTTACGACGGTCATTACACGGTGATGGCGTTCACAACTGGAGTCAAAGCAATGTTTGGCACTGTTGATTTAGATACTGGTTATGGTCGCTATGACTTGCTGGCACTTCCTGCATATCCAGATGCTCATATCGCAATGTCTCACATGCTGGCGTTTGATAAAAATTACTGCGTGGTGTCAGCATGAACCTCCGTCAATTTCAAAGCGTAGCCATCGCCTCGTGCCGTCAAGAGTTGGCAGCAGGTAACAAGCGGGTAGTCCTCTATTCGCCTACTGGATCGGGGAAAAGTGTCATGTGCGAGGCACTTACACAGATGGCACTATCCAAGGGTAAGCGGGTGGCAATCCTGGCTAACCGTGTGCAGCTTGTTAATCAAATGGCCGAACGCTTTACGGCCTCCGGTATTGAGTACGGCATTCTGCAAGGACAGAACACAAACGCAATTCATAAGCCTGTTGTCATCTGTTCTATCAATACCGTTGATAACCGTGGATTGCCTGATGCAGATTTAATCATCGTGGATGAAGGTCATGCGGTAGCAGGTTCAAAGATGTACAGAGAATTGCTGTTCAAGCTGAATAACGTGCCTGTAATTGCGTTGACCGCAACACCGTTCAGTAAGGGAATGGCAAAGACGTACAAAGAACTAGGCGACGAGCCTTTGTTTCAGTCTTTGGTAATTGCTGAAACCATCAAAGGTTTGATTGGCCTTGGTTACTTGGTTGATTGCGAGATTTACGCACCATCTGAACCAGACCTTACGGGCGTTAAAGTGTCCCGTAATGCTTTTGGTGAGTATGACTATTCAGACAAGTCTAAAGAGTTTGCAGCAGCAGTAGATAAGCCGCAACTGGTTGGGGATATTGTCGAGCACTGGCACAAGCTGGCAGAAGGCAAGCCGACTATTTGTTTTGCTACCTCTATCGACCACTCGCACCACATCGTTAATAAGTTCAAAGAGTCAGGTGTACTGGCAGAGCATATCGACTGCTATATGCAAGAGGATAAGAAAGAGCAAATCCTTAAGGATTTCAAGGCTGGAAAATTCACTGTTTTAAGCAACTGCTCATTGTTGGCTGAAGGTTTCGACTATCCAGCTTGCGAAGTGATGATCCTGGCGCGTCCTACAAAGTCACTGATTCGCTACATTCAGATGGTAGGCCGCATTCTCCGTCCGTTCCACGGTAAAGATCGTGGGCTTCTGCTAGATCACTCTGGCTCTGTGCAACAGCTTGGTTTTCCTACTGATGACTTGCCGCTTGAATTGGATGATGGCACGGCAGCAAAGAAACAGACCAAAGAGCGAGAAGAACCAAAACCTAAGAAGTGCGCCAAGTGCCATTTCGTTAAGCCGCCTAAGACTCCTAAATGCCCGAATTGCGGATTTGAGGCTGTACGCACACCGGAGGAGGTTGCTGTCGAGGCTGGCTACTTAGTGAAGATAACTAAGAAATCAAAATCAGATAAGCAGCAGATTTGGTCAGAGTGTTTGGGGCTTGTTCTGGAGCGAGGAAAAAGCACCGCTTACGCAAGCCGCTTGTATGAGTCAATCGTAGGCGTTCTTCCTCGTTCGCTTGATTACTTGCCATTGCCTCCATCTGATGCGGTTAGGGGGAAAGAACACAGCAACCGCATTGCCTACGCTAAACGAATGAGCAAGCAAGCTGATTCTTCTCGTCTTGATGCACTTAAGAAGATGGTGGAGGAAAAACGTGCTAACTAATGTCAGAGATATTGCACAAGGAAAGTGGCATGGAATCCTCAAGGCTTTAGGGCTTGATGATTGCTATCTAGTCAATAAGCATAGCAAGTGCCCAATCTGCGGTGGTAAAGATCGTTACCGCTTCGATAACAAGGATGGAAAAGGAACGTATTTCTGCTCTGGTTGTGGCCCAGGTGATGGTGTGCAACTTGTAATGAAGTTTTCCGGCATGGATTTCAAGGAAGCGGCCAAGCAGATAGAACAGGCAGCAGGGTTCGTAAAGTCTGTGCGTTATGAAGAACGGCGTAACGACGAGGAAATCCGCACACGCCTTAGATCGTTATGGACTAATTCAGTACCCGTTTCTTGTGGCGATCCGGTAACAGCCTATCTTGCTGGAAGGGGAATTAACCTAACCCATAAACCTGCAGCACTCCGGTATTACGCAAACCTGACCTACTACAAAGACGAAACAAGTAGCGGGAAGTTTGACGCAATGCTTGCACTCGTAACTGCACCGGATGGCACAGGCGCAACGCTGCACCGTACTTACATCAAAGACGGGCAGAAAGCACCAGTCGAAACAGCTAAGAAACTATCAAGCGGCTTTCCGTTTAAGGGTGGTGCGATTCGCCTTTATCCAATTGCTGAAACGCTAGGCGTAGCAGAAGGAATAGAGACAGCACTTGCATCTGCTCAGATGTTCAACATTCCAACATGGGCAACCATTTCAGCGCATGGGCTAGAGACATTTGAGCCACCGGAAGAAGTTAAGCATGTGGTTATCTTTGGGGACAACGACGCTAATTTTGTTGGTCAGTCTGCGTCTTATGCGCTGGCTAAACGACTGATGAATTCAGGGATTACGGTGGAAATAAAACTACCTGAATCCGTTGGCATGGATTGGGCTGACGTATGTCTTACGAACTAGCAGAACGGGAAGCAATCATGGCCGAATCAGGTTTGAGCATTAAAGACGCATTCAATGACACAGAACGGTGGCGCATCCAGACAGAAGCGCGTCACGCACTGGATTTCTATTCACTGGAAGAACGTAGAGCATTCCTAGAGTCAGTAGAACGCTGGCGTGGTGAAGTAGGGCGCAAGTGCATGGAAAAAGCTATCACTCAGGAATGGAACGCGAGGAAGGCAGCATGAAGTGTCCGACATGTGGGCAACGCAAAAAACGCTCATTACCTCAAAACGCCTACCTGCATCAGCTAGTAACCACAATATCCGAGTCAATCAAATCTAAAGACGGTGAATATCACTCAGCCCAATGGTGGAAGGTGATGCTCAAGTCAGAATTTTTAGGATTCTCTGAGTTTAGAAGGCCAGATGGTCAGGTTATTCAGGTTTTGATTTCAACTGCTGATTTAGACGTTGAAAAATTTAATGAATTTATTGCAAAGGTTGAGGCTTTTGCAGCTAGTCGCGGAGTGTATTTGCAATGACTGAAATTTGGAAAAAAACATCAATCAATGAAAACTTTGAGGTTTCTAACATTGGTCGCGTTAGATCAAGTGATCGTAAAGTTTCTTGTCATAAGACGCACTGGAGAATAGTAAAAGGAAAAATACTTAAAGGAACGGTGGCTCAAACTGGTTACATCCAATTTGGAATCAGCAAGAAAAGCGTACTTGCTCACAGGCTTGTTGCTGAAGCGTTCATTCCAAAAATAGAAGGAAAGAATCACGTTAATCATAAGGATGGAAATAAGACAAATAACCATGTTGATAACCTTGAATGGTGTACGCCTGCTGAAAATATTAAACACATGTTTGATGTTCTTGGAGTGAAGCGGTCATCACAAGGAAAGTTTGGGAAAGATCACCCAACTAGCAGAGCCGTAATTTCAAAGAATATAGACACTGGTGAAGAATCGTTTTTTGAGTGTGGATTGTCTGCTGTTAAACAATTCGGTTTTGATAGCGCATCTATTTACCGTTGCTGCATTGGTGAGTACAAAAGTCATAAAGGTCATTCATGGCGATACGCTTAAAAACCTGCAAGGTATGTAAGGCTAAATTTTCCCCGCAAAGGCCATTGCAAAGCGTTTGTAGCCCAGAATGCAGCTTTGGCCTTATCACCCTAGCCAAAACTAAAGCAGAGCGAATACAGAGCCAAGAAGCGAAGAAAGTAATTCGGCTGGAAAAAGAGAAACTGAAAACCAAAGGCGACTGGATTAAAGAAGCGCAGGAAGCGGTTAATGCTTATGTTCGATACAGAGACAAAGATAAGCACTGCATTAGTTGTGGCGTAAAGCTAATGACTGGAATTGTCGGTGGTGGATTTGATGCAGGCCACTATCGCTCTAGAGGAAGTTCGCCACATCTAAGATTCGATGCTGACCGCAACATAATGGGCCAATGCAAAAGGTGTAACCGTTATTTAAACGGAAATGTAACAAACTATAGAATAGGATTGGCTTTGCGAATTGGTGAGGAAGAATTGGCTAAGTTAGAATCGGATAATGAACCGCGTAAATACTCAATAGACGATCTAAAGAATATAAAAGCGATATACAAAGCAAAGCTAAAGGATTTGAAGTGCAATATCTCTTAAAGTACGCCACACCACGCCAAGCCGAATGTATTAAAGCGTATATCGAACATGGCTCTAGCAGAAAAGCAGCAGCAGCATTGGGAATAGCTAAATCAGGTGTAAATGATGCGATTAATGCGGTAAAGGTAAAAGCCGCATTACAAGGCGAATCACCAGAGCATGATATGACTAGGTCTGTGCCTGATGGCTTTAAGGTTAAAGGCGTATCGACGTACTACAACAAGGATGGTGTTGCATCCGGTCAGTGGGTTAAGTCGTCTGCTGATGAGCAAAGACGCTATGAGTTAATGCTAGAGGCTGTTGAGGCTCTAAAGGAAGAATTGCCTGTTTATGAGCCGGTTGAATTTGCAGGATCAGGTAACTCTGATTTGCTTTGCATGTACGTTATTACCGATTACCACTTTGCTCAATTGTCGGATGGTTTTGAGACTCGTGGCGATGACTACGATCTGAAGATTGCAGAGAGGCAGCTAATAGCCTGGTTCTCTCAGGCAATAGAGCAATCACCTGATGCTGACGTTGGGGTGTTTGCACAGTGCGGTGACTTCATGCACTTCTCTGGTTCGGCTCTTGAGGCTGTTACCGAGATGAGCAAAAACATTCTTGATGCTGACTCTCGGCTTTATAAGGTTGTTAGGGTTGTAATTCGTGTAATCAGATCAGTAATCAAAATGCTTTTGGATAAGCATAAAACTGTTCATGTGATATTTGCTGAAGGCAATCACGATATGTCAGCGAGTGTGTATATGCGCGAATGGTTGAGTGTAATGTATGAGGATGAGCCGCGTATCACAATTGATACATCAGCTGATCCTTATTACGCATACGAATTTGGAAACACATCAATCTTTGTGCATCATGGACACAAAAGAAAAGTATCTGATATTTCAAAGGTATTCGCATCAAAGTTCCGCGAAATGTTCGGGCGCACTAAATACTCGTATGCGCACATGGGTCATTTGCATCATGTGGATGTGAAAGAAGATCACCTAATGATTGTTGAGCAGCATAGAACGCTTGCAGCTTCAGATGCACATTCGAGTCGTGGCGGGTATTCATCTGGCCGAGATGCAAAGGTTATTGTGTATCACCGTAAATATGGCGAGGTTGCTAGAACAACAATAAATTCATCAATGGTTGCTGATTGTCATGGCTAATTTAGTTGATTACATAGGTCAAAAGTTTGGAAAGTTGACTGTTTTATCTAGGGCAGAAAACTCAAATGCAAATAAGCGCAGATACAACTGTATATGTGAGTGCGGAGGATCGTCTGTTGTTGTTGCATCTTCTTTGAAGAACGGAAGGATTACAACATGCGGATGTGGTCAGCGTGAGGCTGTTTCAAGGATTGGTAAGTCTTTGCTAATTGATTTAACTGGCATGAGATTTCATAGGCTTTGCGTCGTAAGTAGAGCAGAAAACAAAAGCGGCAAAACTGCTTGGAATTGTATTTGCGACTGTGGTTCTGCATCTGTTGTTAGTTCTGGTAATTTAAAAAGCGGATTAACGAAGAGTTGCGGGTGTTATTTGCGAGAGAAAAGCGCACAAACTTTGTTTAAACACGGCAAGTCAAGAACTGCGGAGTATCTAAAAGAAAAGGCAAAAAGAAAAAACGAACGAGACAGGAAAAATCCGCTTAAATTGGCTACGTTTCGCATTCGTGACTTAATTCGGAAGTCTCTAAAAATTAAATGCTTTAATAAAAACCAGAAAACAGCACAAATTCTAGGTTGTGATTACGATTTCTTTAAAAAACACATAGAGAGACAGTTTAACGATGGTATGTGCTGGAATAGAATTAGTGAAATACATATAGATCACATCATTCCAGTTGCTACTGCAAAAACAATTGATGAAGTTGTCGCTCTGTGTCACTTTACAAATCTAAGGCCAGTATGGGCAAAGGATAATTTATCAAAGGGCGCAAAAAATCTGTTCCTTATTTGATTGTGTTGTTTAGGATATATAATGCTAGGTAACAAGTTATTGGAAGTTAACAATGGATGACGCAGACCGCGCAGATTTATTTATTGAAAGCGTAATAGACGATCACGTTAAGGAAGCAATGCGTAAAGCAGCAGATATTCCTAAAGGTGAATCAGGTGAATGCCACTGGTGTGGTTACGAGTTCAATAGAATAGTCAATGGCGCATGTGGTAAATGCAGAGATAAGTTCGGACTGTAATAAGTCCGTTTGAAACCGAAGTATTCGGATAATCGAGAGAACCCGAAAATGATTGAAGATAAACCGAAAAATACGGGAAGATTCGGAAAAGGTAATCCTGGTAAGCCTAAAGGCGCATTAAGCAAGACTACAGTGATTGCTAAAGATGTTATTGCTAAAGCCGCAGAAGGTTTAGGCGGTGCTGATAGATTGCTAGAGTGGTGCAAGGAAGATGACGCTAACGAAAAAGCGTTTTGGACTACGATCTACCCGAAGCTATTGCCTCTCCAAGTAGCAGGCGACAAAGAGAATCCACTGCGTACCGTGTCAATGATTGAACTCGTTGCCATGTCAAAGAATGACTAAACACCAGATCAGACTGCCGGAGAAGTTGATTCCGGTATTCCTTGGGCCTGCTGACGTTCGATGGGCTTGTGGTGGTCGAGGCTCGGCTAAGACTCGCTCATTTGCTGCAATGATTGCGGTTCGTGGCCGCATGTATGGTGAAGCAGGTATCACAGGGCAGTTGCTCTGCGCTCGTCAGTTTATGAACTCATTGGATGATTCTTCGCTAGAGGAATGTAAGCGAGCCATTGAGGACGATGAGTGGCTGAGTGAATACTACGAGATAGGCGACAAGTACATCCGAAGTCGTGATGGGCTTATCTGGTTCTCATTCGCTGGCCTGGATAGGAATATCAACAGCGTTAAATCAAAGGGCCGCATTCTAATCTGTTGGGTAGATGAAGCGGAACCTGTTACAGAAGCAGCGTTCCAGATTCTTGAGCCAACGCTACGGGAAGAGGGCGAAGGTTGGAATGCTGAACTATGGGTAACATGGAATCCAGTACGCAAGACTGCGCCGGTAGAGACGCGTTATCGTAACTCTCAGAGTCCTATGGTTAAGGGCTGCGTCATTAACTGGAAAGACAATCCTAAGTTCCCAGACAAACTAGAGCGTCAGCGAGTTAGAGATTTGGAAGAACGTCCAGATCAATACTCGCATATTTGGGATGGTGAATACGCTACAGCTATTGCCGGTGCTTACTTTGCTAAAGACCTGGTGCTAGCTAATGAGCAAGGGCGAATCAGCAAGGTTTCATTCGATCCAATGTTTAGAACCAAAGTATTCTGCGACTTAGGTGGAACTGGTGCTAAAGCTGATGCCTTCGCTATGTGGCCTGCTCAGTTTATCGCTAGAGAGATTCGCACAAGGGATCATTACGAGGTTCAAGGCCAACCATTATCTGCACATGTTCAATACTTACGGTCAAAAGGTTATACGCCTGACAATACCGATATTTGGTTGCCGCATGATGGCGATACGAATGAAAAGGTTATAGATACATCTTTTAGAAAAGCATTTGAGGATGTAGGTTATACGGTTGAAGTTGTGCCTAATCAGGGCAAAGGCGCAGCGAAACAGCGAGTAGAAGCGGCTCGACGTAGATTCCCTATGGTTTGGTTTGATAAAGACACAACAGAAGGCGGCAGATTGGCTCTCGGTTGGTATCACGAAAAGATTGATGATATTCGCGGAATGGGAATGGGGCCGGAACATGACTGGTCATCGCATTCATCAGATGCTTTCGGTTTAATGTGTGTTGCTTATCAAGAGCCGAATAATTGGGGAACTCAAACGCTTAAATATCCGTCTTTGTCTTACGCTTGATATTTTTTATTATCGTATATAATCGCAGCAACTAAACCTCTATAACACCGAGATGGTGCTGGAGTATTGAATGGCTGGAATAACTGAAGACGAGTTGAAAGCACTCGTAGATAACGAACTTAGAAACTCTCTAGGCTATTACGGCGGGAAACTCGCTGAACAACGTCGCAAGGCTGAGTACTATTATCTCGGCATTCCTAAAGGTGATCTGTCACCTCCTGACGTTGAAGGACGCTCATCAGTAGTATCGACTGACGTTCGCAATATCATTGAATGGATGATTCCAACACTGATGACTAAGTTTGTCAGTGGCGATAATGTCGTTGAGTTTGAACCTACCAAAGACGGTGATGAAGAAAAGGCGCAATCCGCAACGGATTACATTAATTACCTATTCTTCAAGAAGAACAACGGCTTTTCTATCACCGAGATGGCTTTCCGTGATGCTCTCCTGCAAAAGAAGGGCATTATTAAAGTCTGGTGGGATACATCTAATGAAGAGAAGCGAGAAGAATACAAGGCTCTTTCTGATGTAGAACTGGCTCAGATTCTCGAGGATGATGAAGTAGAGCCTATTGAGCATAACCAATATCCAGATGAAGAAGATATTGAGCAGCGTCAAGAGGCTATCAACCAGATAGCGCAGCAGTTACAGCAGGCTCAAGTAGCCGCACAGCAAGGTAACGCACGGGCTCTGCAAGAGTCTATTCAACTACAAGCCAAGATTGACCAGATTAGCCAGATTCCACCCAAGATGCTGCACGACGTTGCAGTTAAGCGGGTGAATAAAGAGGGCAAGCTAGTTCTTGAGAACATCCCGCCGGAAGAGTTTCTTCTGTGTCGTGATGCTAAGAACATTGAAGATGCTCGTTTCGTAGCGCATCGCGTTCTGCGTACTAAGTCATACCTCAAGTCAATGGGTTACAAGAACGTCGATAACCTATCTGGCGATGACTCGACTAACTCATTCAATGCCGAGCGTGTTGAACGCATGTCGATTGATAACGAGTTTGGCTTCATCAATCAGGACTCGAACACGGCTGATGAATCTCAGCGTCAAATCTGGGTCATTGAGGCTTATGTACGCGCTGACCGTGACGGTGACGGTATTTCAGAACTCATCAAGGTTACTAAGGCCGGTAATGAGATTCTTGAGGAAGAAGTAGTCGATTGCGCCCCGTTTGTTGATTTCGACTGTATCAAGATTCCGCACAAGGCTTTCGGCCTGTCTGTTGCTGACATGGCAATGGAGTCACAGAAGATCAAGACGAACATCCTCCGCGCATCGTTGGATGACCTTTACCTGCGTGTGAACGGCAGGTATTTCGCCGTAGAAAATCAGGTCAACTTAGATGACTTATTGACCTCTCGCCCTGGTGGTGTGGTTCGTATCAAGCAAGCGGGTGCAGTTGGTCGTCTTGACCAAGCCGGTGGTGATGCTCAGTCTGCTCAGGTGATGATGGAGTACATGCAGTCTGACCTTGAGAATCGTACAGGTTGGACTCGTTATTCTCAGGGTACGGATGCTGACTCACTGAACGATACGGCGACGGGTGTTCTCACTGTCACCAACCGTGCAGACATGCGTATTGACCTGATCGCTCGTCACTTCGCTGATGGTTTCGTTCGCCTGTTCCGCATGATGCTCAAGCTGGTTCTACAGAATCAGAACAAAGAAGCAATCATCCGTCTGAATGGCAATTACGTTCAGATTGATCCGCGTGAATGGCGCAATGGCTTTGATACCAACATCAATGTAGGTCTTGGTACGGGTGATAAGACTCAGCAAGCGCAGAAGATCATGCAATTGATGGGCATCCAGCGTGAAGCCTTGGCTATCGGTGTAGCTAACCCGCAGAACGTCTATGAAGCGGCTCACGAGTTTGCTAAGACGCTTGGCTATAAGAACGGTAACAAGTTCTTCTCTGATCCATCTAAAGCCCCGCCACAGCAGAAACAGCCTGATCCATTGGTGCAAGTTGAGCAGATGAAGCAGCAGGGCAAAGCACAAGAGATGCAGGCAACGATGCAACTTGAGCGTGAAAAGACTCAGCTAGAGATGCAACAGTCTCAATTCTCCGCACAAGTAGAAGCCGAGAAGAAGAATATGGAGAACGAAACACACGCTCAGTTGGAGTTGCTTAAGTCTCAGCACCAGATGGAACTAGAGCAGATGCGTATTCAAGCCACCAATGATCTTGAGTGGCGTAAGGCTCAACTCCAAGCAGAGACACAAATCCTCGTCGCTCAGTTGAACAATCAGGCCAAGGTAGATGCTGCTGCGGATAAGGCGGCAAATGCTGCGGTTAGCAATCAATGGGGTGAGTAATGAACCCAGAGATGAAACTGATTATGAATAAGGCTGAGAACGATGACGAGCGACTGTTTAAGTTGCTCATGGAACTAGGCGGCAAAGTTGATCGCTTGGTTGAGGACGTTGCTAGCTTTGAAGAAACACGCCAGATGATCCTGCATCACATCCGTGGTGAGGAAAGCATATTGGAAGAGTTCAAGAGCGCATTCCCAGGTGGTGATCCTAAAGGGCATAGGACGTATCACGAGGAAGTAATCAACCAAGTCAAGGCTAAAAAAGAGTTCTGGAACAAGTTAGCGTTTGAGTTAGCCAAGTGGGGCTTGATTGCTTTCATTGGCTGGACGGTGATTCAAATGTGGCATGGCGCATTGCAGGGGCCAAAATGAAATTAGTCCTAATCCGAGATCAATCTGATATTGATGGCACGTTTGGAAAACTCTATATCAATGGCTTGTTTCAGTGCCATACCTTAGAGGATATGGATAGACGTTTAGAGGATGGTGGCGAGAAAGTCTATGGGCAGACAGCCATTCCACGCGGAACTTACAAGGTCATTATCGACTTTAGTAACCGCTTCAAGAAACAAATGATGCGCCTCGTTGATGTGCCGCAGTTTTCTGGTGTCCGCATTCACTCGGGAAATACGCATGAGGATACTGACGGTTGCTTGTTGCTCGGTAATGGCCGAAACACGACTAGCACTTATCTATTGGACTCTCGTAACGCTGTTAATAAGGTATTTGACGCAGTAGAGAACGCACTAGATCGCGGTCAAGAAGTAACCATTGAGGTGAAATGATGTGGAACCTACTCATTCCGGTAATCGGTAACGTCTTAGACAAGATATTCCCCGATAAGACTAAGGCTGACGAGGCTAAAGCGCGCCTGATTGAACTCCAGATGAATGGAGAACTTCAGACATTGATGGCGCAACTAGAGATCAACAAAGAAGAAGCCAAGAGCGAGCATATCTTTGTCTCTGGTGGTCGTCCTGCATGCATCTGGATTGGTGCAGTAGCTTTGGGTTACGCCTCAGTGCTTGAGCCGATCATGCGCTTCGTTGCCAAGGTTGCATTCGGTTATGAAGGTGAGTTTCCGGTGATTGATACGAATATCACCATGCAGGTTTTATTCGGCCTCCTTGGTCTGGGTGCTATGCGCTCGTTTGATAAGGCTCAAAAATGATTTCCATACTGAATCCAGGCGCAAAGATCACCGCAACAACTACGTCCTACTCGCAGGCAATCCCTCTGATTGATGATCTTCGGCCAATGTTCATTCGTATTACGTCAAGTGCGCCTGCATTTGTCTCTGTGGGAACGTATGCAAAAGTAGCCACAACTGCGGATACATTGGTTCAACCGGCTGATGAGTTGGTTATGTGTGTCGCAGGGATGAACACTATCAACGTTGTTACTGCGAGTGGTACGGCTAATGTTGTGATTGTCCCGTTGGCTAATAGTGCTTATCTGCCTTACGCACTTACGCTAGATGAGCAGGCGTTTCAGGTATTAGCTAAGTACGGCACTGATTCACATTTATATCTTCCAGGCGTAGGCACTGTTTCCGGATTCACCGCAGGCAACTACCTAGACAGCGCAGGCACGACCGTTGCGACTGTCGATAATCCTGTTGGTCTGGTGCTGGATGGCGCGGGGAGTGTGGGGGCTGAACTTGCCACTGTTTCCGGTGCTACGCTAACAGGTACAGGCAGCACGGCGTGTGTTTCATCGAATAGCGCAACCGTATCAGGTAAGTACATCGTCAAGTTCGACTACAACATTAGTTCTGGCTCTGTGTTTGCACAGGTTGGAAACTTCAACTGCCCAACCAAAACTGGAGCAGGTAGCTTCTACCAAATAATAGATTCAACAGCCACCGGTAACATCCAGATTGGCACTGTTTCTGCTGTCGGAACGGTAAGCAATTTCTCGGTTAAAGAAGTCACCGGCATCCACGCCTCCCAAGCCACAGCAGGGTTCAAGCCTGTAGAGCGCAGGGGGATTGTGAATCTGCTGACGTGGAGTAATGATCTGACGAATGGGGCTTGGATTGCACAAGGTGCGACTAAATCAGGTCAGGTGTTGAACGTACCAAACAACGACGATCAGGTTTATCACTCAAATACGATTCCGGCAGGGGCATACACATACGCTGCGATTCTTAGCGGGTCAGGCACCTGTAAGATTGCTTGGGGTAACGGAACAGACGGCTACGCAAATACGCTGTCAGTAACTCTCACTGCAACTCCGACGATGTATGTGATGAACCATACGTTTGCCGGTGCAAATACTCAGGTAAATATCGGCAAGTACGCTGGCGACACTGCTACGGCGATCACATTCGGTGGTGCTGGCCTCTTCCAAGGCACCCTAACAGCCTCGCAAATCCTCGCATCCGGCGGCATCCCGCTCACGACCACGGCAGCAGCATCGAGCAGCGGGGGGAATTACTTCTGGCGGTTCGATGGGACGGATGATCGTATCAGCTTGGGTGCGCCTCTGTTCCAGATGAGTGATGATTTCGCCGTTGTTGTTGGGTACAAGCCTAGTGTTATCGCTGGATATAAATCACCTTTTTTCCCTGCAAGCAACTCTGCAACATTTGCCCGACTTGGAGCGATTGGCATTGACCCATCTGGACAAGTTATTTTTTACAACACAAACGACGCCGGTACATTCTTCGCTCCGCAAATCGGCACTACGGTTGCGAATGAATCCTTTGTGGCATCTGGTGTGTGCCGTTCAAATGTTGTTAAGGGTCGCAAGAATGCCGGTTCGTTCTCGACCACATCTACTCTTTCTGGCGCATTCACAATAAACGCCGCAGCAATAGGCACAGCCCAAGGATTTGATTTTGCCAATGGGTACAGTGGCCCAATCTTCGCCATCAAAGGCAATGTAAGTGACGCAGACCTGTTGACACTAGAGAAGTTTGTCGCTCAGTGGATGGGCGTAACCCTATGACCTACCTCAATCACATCCTAGACACTCACGCATTCTGGTGCTTAGTCGGCTTCGCCGCTGGCTTCTTCGTATGCGCTTGGGTAGTCCAAATGGTGCGCTGTGATAACTGCTGCTGGAGTGAGAAATGAATTACAACCACACAATCACCCTGATCGTTCCTCTGGACGCACTGGATATTGCCAAGGCAATCAATCGTCACCTCGATAGCGATGACGTAGGCGGGGCTGAAGGCTTCTCTGTACGCATGACCAAAGACGGTATCGAGTACGCAAGTTACTCACGCCTGTGCGATGCAGACTACGCTCAGAAAGCCGCCATGCTCGTTACTGTGGCGAGTGAGTTATTCGACCTGTGCCAAGCCGATACGCGCTTTGAAGATAAGCCTACGCTGGCTGATTGCGAACAGTTTTGCGCGGTGGCTGAGGCTTATGTGGATAGTCCGGCTGATGGGTATACTTTAGTCCCGCCAGTTAATACGGAAATCTAAATGGCTACTATTGAGCAGCGTATATATGATGGTAATCGGGCTAAAGAGATACTTGAGAATGAAGTATTTAATCAAGTATTTGAAGATATAGAAAAGGAACTATACGAATCATGGAAAACATCACCAATCCGCGACGAGGCAGGCCGAGAAAAGCTGCACCAGTACCTAATATCATTGGGGAAGGTGAAGACGCTATTAGTATCGACTCTGGAAACGGGGAAATTGGCGCAACTGGAGATCGAACACAAGAGAACGCTAGCGGAACGTCTTGGGTTCAATTAGTAGAACTGGTTAAATCAAAGAATAGCCATTCTCATAGAATCTCATGTGTTATCCATCCTGAAGCAGAAGGTTTTATTCAAACAGATAATTTCGGTAATATTCGCACTGAAAAAGGTGAATGTGGTTATCAACTGAATACCGGCGAGATAATCAAAATCTGATATTATGTTATTAAGTTAGCCGCTTAACTTCTTTTGGCTCTGCCGTGAGGCATCCAGTAATTACCTGAAGCGGATTATCAGGTGATTCAGACCTTGGAGAAGTAAATGGATACCTCTGCAAATGCAGACTCCAGTAATTCCCCGCTTGATACCAATCAGGCAGCATCCCTATTCGCTTCAATGATTGATCCAGAACCTGAAAAGGAACAGGAAGAATCAGAAGTAGTAGAGGAAAGTAATGATTCGCCCATTGAGGCTGAATCCGAAGAATCGACCACTGAAGACGACGCAGATCAAGATCAACCTGAGACTGTCACCATCAAAGTAGATGGCAAGGATGTTGAGGTTACGATTGATGAACTGAAGAAGGGCTATCAGCGGCAGGCCGATTACACCCGCAAGACTATGGAAGTGGCAGAGCAACGCAAACAAGCGGATGCCGAGCGACAACAAGCCTTGCAGGAGCGCAACCAATACGCGCAAAAGCTGACCGAGCAAGCCACGCTACTTAATGCCGTGATGCAGGAACAGCAGCAAATTGACTGGCAACAACTACTCGACTCCGATCCTATGGAGTATCTGAAACAGCAGCACCTCTATCAACAGAGGCAAGCTAGCCTTCAGCAACTTCAGCAGGAACAGGCGAAAGTATGGCAGTTGCAACAGGCTGAACAGGCTCAGTACGTCAATCAATTCGTCGCACAACAGCAGGAACAATTGCTGGAAAAGTTGCCGGATTGGAACGATCCTGAGAAAGCGAAAGCCGAAAAATCCGCATTGCGTGAATACCTTCAGAACGAGGGCGTAACGCAAGAGGAACTCAACCAAATGTCTGACCATCGGCACGTTCTTATTGCACGCAAAGCAATGCTCTATGACCAAATGATGAGCAAAGCTAAAGCGGCTGCAAAGAAGGTAGAGAACCTACCTAAAAAAGTGGAACGTTCTGGCACTGGTCAATCGCAAAACATTGATCGTCGCACTCAACAATACCAACGGCTTAGTAAGTCAGGGAAAGTTGAAGATGCTGCGGCTTTGTTTGCATCAATCCTTTAATCCTAACGCTGTGAAGCACTGGAGAATATAAATGGCTGCACCTACTAATACCTTTCTGACGACTGCCGCTATCGGTAATCGTGAAGACCTGACCGATGTCGTATATCGCATCTCCCCGACCGCCACGCCTGTTCTGTCTCTGGCCGCCAAAGCCAAAGCAACAAACACGCTGCACGAATGGCAAACCCAAGACCTCGCGTCTGCATCTATCTCCAACGCTCAAGTTGAAGGTGATGATGCTTCTGCCAAGTCTGTTACCCCGACCGTTCGCCTGAACAACCGTACACAGATTTCTACAAAAACTGTGATCGTTTCCGGTTCGCAGCAGGCTATGAACTCTGCTGGTCGCAAGGACGAGCTGGGTTATCAACTGTCTCTGGCCTCGCTTGAACTCAAGCGCGATATGGAATCTTCCATTTGTCAGTTGGACGTGTCTGCAACTGCTCCGCGTCAGTCTCGTGGTCTGCCTGGTTGGGTCGTTGATAACGTCAATCGCAACGGCGGTACTCTGGCTTCTTACACCGGCAACACGGGTCGCACCAAGGGCACTGCAATTGCATTCACCGAGGCACGTCTGAAGGATGTTCTGCAAAAGGTCTACACCGCTGGTGGCGAACCTGACACCCTGTTGATGATGCCGACTGCAAAGCAAACTTTCTCTAGCTTTACGGGTAACTCTACCCGTATGGACAAGGGCGAGGACGCCAAGGTCTATGCCTCTACCGACGTTTATGTGTCTGACTTCGGCGAGATTCGCGCAGTTGCTACTCGTTTTGCTGATGCTAACGATGTCTTCGTTCTTCAGTCTGACAAGTTGGCTGTTGCTTATCTGCGTCCGTTCCAGACCGTTGAACTGGCTAAGACCGGCGATGCTGAGAAGCGTGAATTGATCGTTGAATACACGCTTGAATGCCGCGCTCCGAAGGCTATGGGCGCAGTCTACGACGTAGCTTAATTGATCTAGGGGAGGGTTCGCTCTCCCCATTTCTGAAAGGAATAACATGCCTCAAATTAAGCAAAACGACGACTCTAGCCTCGGTATCGAAGGTACTTCAGGCGGCAAGGGTGGTTTCGTCCCTGTCTCTATCGTTTATAACGTGCCTGCTGCTGATATTTCGTTCTTTGTTGCAGATCGTCCTTACGTTGTTCAGGGTATTCGTGGTCGTGTAGATGTTGCTGGCACTGGTGGTGCTTGTACGGCTCAAATCCGCAAGGTTCCGAGTGGTACTGCTGTTGCATCTGGCACTGTCTTGCATAGTTCTACATACAACCTCGTTGGCACGGCTAACACCATGCAAGCATTGACGCTTTCCACCACTGCTAGCGATCTGTTGCTGGCCGCTGGTGATGCGATTGCGTTCGATCTGACTGGTACGGCTACTTCTGCAACTGGTTGTATCTCCGTTACGCTGAACCCTGCGTAATCTGTACCCGCTGGCCTAACCGCTGGCGGGTTTTCCTAATACCGTGAGGTACTGGAGCATATATGTCTAATGTCTTTTCTTCTTCCGGTGTGACTATCGTCGCCACTGGCGTTTCCATTGCTACCTCTGGCACTTCTGCCTCCGCAACGATTCCGGTCTGCGCTTCAGGTGAGTATCCGCGATATATCCGCATTGCTGCCACCGTTGCGGCTTGTGTTCGTATTGGCACGACTGCTGCGACTGCTGTAACTACGGATATGCAGGTTCAGCCAGGTGACGCGGTAATCATGCACGTCCCTAGCGGTTACACCAAGATTGCTGCAATCCAAGTAGCGTCTGCGGGTGTTGTTCAAGTATCTCCACTCGAAAACATGTAACGCCATGGATGCGCTAGGTACTAAGTTCCATTTCCATGATGGGAATATGACTGTTCAGCGCACTCAGGATTGCACTCCGATCCTTGATTTGTGCAAAGAGCAACAGGCCACAGGTAACGTCGGTTCGTCTGAAATGAAGTTAGCCGCACGAATCCCTAACGTGGTTATCGAGAACTATTGCAACGTCAATGGTGTTTCTTTTCAGGAAGTCATGGCTCCAAAGTCTCCGCACATTAAGCGGATGCTGAACGATCCTGATCTTGCTGGATTTCGTGTTTGGCGTGGGAGGGTCTGATGGCTCTTGGAAACTACACTGATTTACTTGCTGCGGTGGCTAACGAGCTGCACCGTTCTGACCTAACGGATGTTATTCCTGACAAGGTGGCTCTCGCTGAAGTGCGGATTAACGGTGATCTTGATGCCCGTTTGCAAGACAAGAAATCCACTTTAACCTGTGTGGCAGGGACTTCTAGCGTAGTCGCTCCTACTGATGTTGTGAATATCCGTCACTTGTCCGTAGCTGTTACTCCGATTGTCACGCTGACTTATGTATCACCCGATACGTTTGAATCATCCTATCCATACGAGGATAGCGGTGTTCCTAAAGTGTTCTCGGTCATTGGTGACTCGATCTACCTAGCACCTACTCCTGACTATGATTACACGCTTGACATTGTCTATAAAGGGCTTGTGCCTAGCCTTGAGTCAAACGGCACGACCTGGTTGATGACTCGTTACCCCAACGTGTATCTGTACGCCACGCTCTGCGAAATGGCTCCGTATATCAAAGATGATGCACGTATGGCGATGTGGGAAGCTAAATATAACAACGCTATCGACTCTGTGAATAGTCAGGATTGGTATTCCGGCTCGACGATGCGTGTTCGGACGGATGTGCGATGACTCCGCTAGTTGGATTTGCGCCTGATCTTCCTCCTGAGACTGCGGGGATTTTCACTGAATGCTCAAACATTCTTCCGTCGCTTAATTCGTTCATTGGTGCGCCTGCTCCGATTGATGCCGGATTGGGTGCTATCTCGTCAGCTTGCACGGGGTTCGCAGTAACGCGCAACAGCACTAATTCCGCTAGAGTGTTTTGCGGTAACTCGTCTAAGTTGTACGAACAATTAGGTGGCGTTTGGTCTGATAAATCTAAAGTTGGTGGCTATGCCGCTGGCCCAGATGACCGTTGGAGATTCGCACAGTTTGGCGATGTAACGCTGGCTTCTTGCAAGTCAGAAACCATGCAGGCTATCACTTCCGGTTCGTTTGCTAATGTCTCTGCATCTGCACCTAAAGCCTCAATCGTTGAAGTAATAAATAACCAAGTCTTTGCGTTCAACATCAACGGCATGGGCTTTGGAGATCAGGCTAATCGTTGGGCTTGCTCTGCGGTTGGTGATTACACAGATTGGACTCCTGATGTAAATACTCAGTGCGTATCAGGTCAATTTCTTGATAGTCCTGGGGCTATCTCTGCCGGTAAGCGTCTAGGCGACATTATCGTAGCTTACAAAGAGCGCGCTATGTATATCGGCCAATACGTTGGAACTCCTGTTGTGTGGGATTTCCGTCGTGTTCCAGGTGACATTGGTACGCCTTGCCAGGAGGCTGTTGTTAGCACAGGAACGGCTCATTACTTCATCGGCATGGATGATTTCTACTTCTTTGATGGTACTCGTCCTCAGTCGCTCAATTCGCCATTGCGTCAATGGTTCTTCTCTAACTTAGACGCTAAGAACGCATACAAGATTTGCGGAACGTATGACCGTATCAATAAACGGGCGTATTGGTGGTATCCGTCTATCTCTTCTAGCGGAGCACTAGATGATTGCATCGTACTGAACACGGTAACGAATCAATGGGGCAAGTTGAGTCTTGGCATTGAGTATGTAGCTGATTACGTGGCTAGTGGTGTGACATTTGAAGGTTTGGGTACGCTGTATTCAACGTATGAAGATTTGCCGACGACTATCTCCTACGACTCTCCATTCTGGAATAGCGGCTCTAGTGTTTTGGCGGCATTCAAAACAGATCACACAGCCTATCAATTGAGTGGTGCGGCTACTGAGTCACGTTTTACTACGGGTCACTATGGCGACAACGTACAGTTTTCTACTGTCTCCCGCATTCGGCCTCGCTTCCTGAAGTCTCCAACAAGTTCGACGCTGAACTATTCGCACTCCAATTACGACGCTGAATCATTCACCAATAACAAAACTGCGACTTACACAAACGGTTGGTATGACCTTATTTGGTCTGCACGTTGGCATAAAGCAGAGTTTGTCTTTAACGGGCCGTTTTCTATTAGTGGATTTGAGGCGGTTATTACGCCGGATGGGAGTGAATAATGGGATTGCTAGACTTTAGTTACTCTGCGGTCAACGGTAAAAAACCGCGTCTTTCTGATAAGCAATACGCACAGGAAGATTTGCTCAGTAACGCTAAGAATGCTGCGGGTCTATTAGCTGACTTTACGCCGGTCATTGGTGGGATTAAAGGCGCATACAAAGAAGCAAAGCAGGGCAATCCTGTTATGGCTGGAATCAATGCTGTGACGGTTCCACTTGATCTTGTAACAATGGGTGGAGCAAGTGCATTGGCAAAACTTGGGCTTATTGGGATGGTTAAAAAGGGTAGTGGTTACGGGAAGATTCCAGAAATGCTGGAAACGATTGACAAGACATATAAAGAAACCGGATCAATACCAAAGCTAAAAAAAGTTGAGGCAGCTATCCTTGATCCTGATGAGATTGCTTCATTCAATAATAAACGACATCCGTCTCAGCCAAAGTTGGTAGATGGGTCGCTTGGTTATAACGGAAAGCACCACTACAACAGCAGAGCGAATACGCCAGATGGAAACGGTTACGCTGTTGATGATCTTCACTCGCAAATTGATTCGGTGACTAGCGGAAACCTTGTTCCAAAAGTTGATCGTCAAGGCGTTGCTATGCAGCAGCCTGTACAAAGAGATGATGGCTATGGAAAGAAGGTCAAAGACAAGATGTCCATCATGGTTGATAACAACGGTCGAGGCGAGTTGTTTTCTGTAATACCAGATGGCGATGGTCTTAAGAAAGGACAAAAGGTCCAGCGCAGTCTATTGGATTCCGGGGACCAAGCCCACCCTGTTTCAGATGGGGTCCGGATAGCTGCAGCTGAACCTCTTGAGACAAGAATAGCATCAGAAGGATTGCTTGGCAATGTTGATCCGCTTGATTCTATGGTTTTGCGGCGAGACATGAAGCAATCAGATTATGACGCGCTTTCTTTCGATCAAAAGCAAATCCTAGCGCAACGCAGAGCGGCTTTACCAGTCGATCAAGGTGGCCTTGGTCTTGCGCCTGACAACACTTATTCGCAAAGAGCAGACGCGCTAAATGCTATTGACGCATATCACGGCACAGCAGACGAGGTTACTCAGCTTGATAGAGCAAAGTTTGGGTCAAGCACAGGCGCAGAAAGTGCAAAACGTGCATGGTGGGCTGTTGATGAGCCAAATACGGCACGAGGTTATGCAGACTATGCAGCCAATCAAGCGCCGGTTAAGCGCCTATTAAATGAGGCAGATCGTCTTGAGAAAAAAGGCGATTGGGATGGATATGATCGCGTTCTTGGTGAGGCAGAAACTCTTGAGGCTAAATTTGCTGATAGCCCTTTAAATGGGCAAAACATTATGCCTCTGAAGATTATCCCGCAAAATCCAAAGTTTATGGATGCTAAAGGCGCTGAATTTACTGACTTAGAGGGCGGTGTTAATAGCCTACTTCGTCAAGCAAAGATTGGCGGCAATGACGTTGCTGTAATTAAGAACCTTTCTGATGATGTGGCGTTTAACGGTCGTCCAGCCACTCATTTTGGGGTGCTTAATCCGTCTGCTGTTCGCTCTAGGTTTGCTGCGTTCGATCCATTCAGGATAAACGATCCGGACATTATGGGGTATGCCGATCCTCGTCTATTAGGATTAACTGCTGGTGGTGGTTTATTGGGTCTAGGTGCTTATAAAGGTTATCAAGAATGAAACTCCCGCTTGATCCGCGATTGCCTATTATCTCTGATGATAAACTTCGCCCATTAACTCAAAGGCTTTACGAGTTATTCAGGCAATTATCTGTTAATATTAATGCGCTAGAAGAAACTGTATCTGCGTTAAGCGGTGGCGGAGGTGGTGGTGGAGGTGGTTCTACATTATCAACCGGCACAGCAACGATAGATTTTGGTACGGGTTCCAATTTAGCAACGGTGGCAGTAACCGGACAAACATCCATATTATCTACATCAAGCGTATGGCTTGAATTAGTAGCAGATGTATCCGGTTCTCACACGGCACAAGATGCTGCTTACGCTGCGCTGTTTATTAGCCTCACCGCATCATCTCCAAGTGCCGGAACTGGTTTTACTATTTACGCTGCATGTGCTGAACAAATGAGTGGCACATTTAAAGTAAGATGGACTTGGAGTTAATATGGCATTAGATACTTTAATCACTGGCACTAATTTGGATGCTGGTGGGAATATTAAAGTCGCACTCACTCAGAGTAATGATTATATGGGTGGTGTTCGCCTATTCTCTGAGAATGATGACGGAACTATTACCGGAACACCGTATTTAAAAGCACCTGAAACATCTACTGATTATCGGTTGCGTGTTGGTGTTGATACGGTTCTTCTGACAGATACGTTTAACGCTACGACGCAGAACTCTACTCTGTGGTCTTATACCGCAGCAACGCTAACGGCTACTCAGCCCGGTGGTTATCTCCAATTCGGCACGGTTCAGGGTACGGCATCTACGCACGGTGCGTTTATGCGTACCTATCAATACTTCCCGTTGGTTGGAACTTCTCCGCTAGCGGTTGAATTTACTGGCGGTGTATTCACTTCAACTTTAGTCGCTAATGAACTGTTCATTGCTGGATTGGGCCTGCCTTCTGCGGGTGGTACGCCTCCGACTGACGGGGTGTATTTCAAGCTATCTTCTGCCGGTCTGATTGGCGAACTGATGTACAACGGTGTATCAACTCAAACCGGCGTACTGATTGCCTCTTTGCCATTGGCTACGATGAAGAAATTCACCATTGTGGTTGCAGAGGGTGAAGTCGAGTTTTGGGTTGATGATGTTTTGGCGGGTGAGATTGAAGTGCCTGCTGCTAACGGTCAGCCGTTCATGGCGCACTCTCTTCCGGTTTTTATGCAGAAGTATTGCACTGGCGTAGTAGCAAATACCAATGTAATCCGAGTTACCGACGTAACCGTGTCTATGATGGACATTGCGACAAATAAGCCTTGGTCGCATCAGGTCGCAGGTATGGGGCAACACGCTCTTTTCGGACAGAACGGACACACGCAGGGCAAAACAACGCTTTGGGCAAATAACACTGCTCCTACTGCGGTTGCTCTGACTAATACGGCTGCTGCATTCACTGGCTTGGGTGGCATTGTTGCGGTTCTTCCTACGCTCACAGCTAACAATGACGGCAAGTTAATCACATATCAGAATCCGACTCCAACGATCAACCTGACTGGTCGCAATCTGTATATCACTCGGGTTACGTTGAAAGGTGCTGTGTCTGTTGTCCTAGCCGGTGGGCCTGTGATTTACGCCTACGCTCTTGCAGTAGGTCATACCGCAACCTCACTAGCTACGGCAGAAACCGCTTCATTTGCCTCGGGTACAACTCACGCACCACGAATCATGCCTTTGGGCATGGAGTCTTACGCAGCTACGGCTCCAGTAGGCACTTTGGGCGCAGGTGTTGATCTGAACTTTGATACTCCGATTGTCGTCCGTCCTGGTGAGTTTGTTGATGTTATCGCTAGAAACGTTGGCACGGTAACGACTACCGGAGCGATTACGTTTGTCATCTCTGTAGGTGGTTATTGGGAATGATCCTTACGCCTATCCACGCAAGGCACGTTGATTACGCATGGCGCGATGGTGCTAATGCGCTCGGTGAGGCTACGGTTGAGGAATGCACGAACGACCAACTAAAGATGCTGATTGCTCGTGGTGAGCGTCAATTGCTCCGCATGGATAAAGACGGGAAAACGGTTGGTTGGGCTGTATTCCGTGTGGACATGCTGCCCAATATGAATGTCCTTTGGCTGACTAATCTATCGGCTCATAACGCACACTTTGAGCAGTTTTACGTGCTGCTTGAGCAGATCGCTAAAGACTTGGGATGCTCTCGGATTAGGTTCGCTGCATCGCCTTCACATCGTCGTTTGTACAAGATGAAGCTGAAAGCACAAGACGTATATCAAGTAATGGAAAAGGTGATTCAATGAATTACGCACAACTAATGCATCAGGGCATTTCAAATCCTGCACACTCAATGGCTAATGTAGGTGGTGGCGGCTCTGGTGGGGGTGGTGGAACTTCTACGACTACGCAGAACATCCCTGAAGAACTTAAGCCGCTTGCAACTCGATACACGCAAGACGCTATTGCTCTAAGTAATCAGCAATACACGCCTTACACGCAGCAGCGTTACGCAGATTTGAATGGCGTACAGAATCAGGCAATGGGCTTAACTGCTCAACGTGCTTTGAATGGTTCGGCTACGATGGATAACGCTGAATCCAACCTTAACCAGATGATTGATGGTGGCTCTAATCCATACCTAGAATCAATGGTTAATCGCTCTCTGGATCAGGTTCAAGGCCGCGTAAATAGTCAGTTTGGCGGCAATAACTACGGTTCCACAGCGCATCAGCAAACGCTACAGACTGGTCTAGGTGACACGGCTAACGCCATGTACGGTCAAGCCTACGACTCAGATCAGAATCGTCGGCTGAGTGCTATTAGTCAGGCTCCTACGTTCGGCAATCAAGCATATACAGACGCTTCTCAGCTTGCCGGTGTTGGTCAGCAACTTCAAGACCAGAGTCAGCAAGGTTTGGACTTCAATTATCAGCAATTCACTGATGCTCAGAATGATCCCTATCGCAAGCTAGCGGCGATGAGTGGCGTGTTTGGTTCTAACTTAGGTGGGTCTAGTACGACGCAATCCACCCAATCAGGTGGAGGTGGAAAATGAGTTTATTCGGTTCTCTCGCTTCAATTGCTGCGCCTATTGGTGGCTTTATGCTTGGCGGGCCTTTGGGTGCTGGTCTTGGTGGTGCGCTTGCTGGTGGTATGAATAACCGCAAGAATCCGCTTGAGGGTGCATTGCTAGGTGGCGCATTGGGTTACGGCGGAGCGCAGATTCCAGGCCTTCTTGGTGGGGCTGATGCGGCTGTTGCTGCTCCGGTATCAACTGCTATGGGTACTAACGCAGCAGGCGCGTCTGTAGCGGCTAACTCTATGCCTTCTATGGCTACTGGTGCTGTAGAAATGGCCGAGGGTGCTGGCGCGGCTACTGGTGGCGGTGGATTGCTCGGTCAAGTTAGTTCAGTAGCTAAGCCTGCCGGTCAGGTAATGAGTGCGGCTAACTCAGCTAAATCGCTAATGGCAGAGCCTCAGAAACAACTGCTAGGCCCGTCGCCTATCCAAGCACCAATGCCGAATAGCAATCTAGGCCAAATGGTTCAAGGTATGCAGCAACAGCAAGCTAATCAAATGAACGTAGATTTTCAGCGCAGAGAAGCGCGTAAGAACCGCAATCGGGGGCTAATCTAATGGGACTGCTAGATGATGTTTTAAGCTTCGCTAAGACTCCGGAAGGCATCGGGGCAATGTCCGCTATTGCAGGTGGTCTAGCCGGTGCGCGTAAGAATGCGCCTTGGAATACGCTAGGTGCTGCTGCTACGGGTGGCTTGATGGGCTATTCAAACGCTCAAGATTTCAAGATGAAATCAGATTACAAAACCATGCAAGAACAGCTAATGCAGGCTCAAATTGAGCAAGCGAAGCGCAAGCAGAGTTTGATTGAGCAACTTACTGGAACTGGTCAGTCGGTTCAAAACAACGCGCTTACTGCTCTTGGTCATGGTTCTGCTGTTGGTGATGTTGGCCCTACAGTAACCAATGCAGATCGTATTGGGTCAATTCCTGCTCAACCTGCTCAATCTCCGTTTGGGAAACTTGACCGTCAAGCTGCTTTGTACGACCTTGCACTGAACGATGGAAAGAACATTGGTCAGTGGACGCACGAAGTAACCAAGCCACAGATGGAAGTTCATAACGGCTACGCTTACGACAAGAACAAGGTTCAGTCAGGATTCTTGCCTGGGATTAACGTATCTCAGAACGGTCAAGCTACTGTTACCGGAGTCGGGCCTGATGGTGCTCCGGTTGTTTATTCTCCTCCTGGTGCTTTGGCCACTTATTCTGCTTACCAACGCGCAGGAGAGGCAGCAAAGGCAGGATTTGATACGCAGGAAGTTACAACTCCAGACGGAAAGAAGGTTCTTACAACTCGCGGCAATGTGGTTAATCGAATTACTAATGCAACTAATCCGAGTTTTCCTAGAGTTTCCCCAGATGTTCAGGCAGGCCGTGATGTTGATCGCAAGGAAATTGTTCGCCAGGAGTTGGCTTCTAATCCAAATGATCCGGCTTTGAGGAAAGAGGCTCAGAATTTAGGTATTGAGATTCAAGGTGAGACAAGCAAACAAAGGTCTGTAGCTGTAGCAAAGCTTGACGAAAAGGCGGCGCAAACCGCAGCAGAGCAAGCCCAAGGTCAGCAGAACCTACTCAACACGCTTGACATGATTGATTCTAGACTCAAAGATAAAAACATGGTTCTTGGAAGTTCTCCTGCTGATCGTGCAAGGATGAATGCCCATGAATATGGATTGCAGTCTAAAGCGACAATCAACACCGCACGAATTAGAGAACTTGGCCAGCAACTTGTTTTGGCTCGTGGCTCTCTCGGGGCAGGCGTGTCTAAAGAGGATGCGGTTCGATACGATGCTGCGGCTGGTCGATTCTCTGATCCAAAGTCATACGACGATATGGTTGATGCGGTTAAGACAATGCGCGAAATAGCCAATACTTACATCAAACAATCTGATGATGCACGAACTGTTCTTGAAACGGGGAAACGCTCAACGGTTGGTTCTGGTGGTTGGTCTGCGGTGCGGAGGTAAGAATGCCTAAATTCACAATCACATCTCCTGATGGTCAGACTTTTGACGTTAATGCCCCTGAAGGTTCTTCAGAGTCTGATGCTATTGAGTACGTTCAAAAGAACTTTTACAAGCCTAAAGAAGTAAAACAACAAACCATTGATCCGACTGAAGGTATGACAGGGATGCAGAAATTCCTAGCCGGTACAGGAAAGGCAATGGTTGATATTGGCCGTGGAGCAGGTCAATTGGTTGGTCTTGTAGATCAGAAGGATATTGACGAGTCAAAACGCCTTGATGCTCCTTTGATGAATACTGGCGCAGGTACAGCTGGAAATGTTGTTGGCAACATCGCTACGGCACTTCCCGCAATGTTTGTCCCTGGTGCTAATACTGTCTTAGGAGCAAGTGCTGCCGGTGGTGTGCTTGGTGCGCTTCAGCCTGTTGCATCTGGCGATAGTCGGATGACTAATACGGTTATTGGTGGCGTGGCAGGTGGAGCAGGGCAGGGCATCGCTAATGCGGTCGGTCGCGCTGTTCAGCCTGTGCGTTCTACTCTGCAAGGTCAGGATGCTACGCTAGCGGAAAAGGCAAGGCGGTTTATGCCATTGAATGCGGCGCAGGAAACAGGTTCTAAGCCTTTGCGCTGGATTGATTCTGCACTGGATAACCTTCCATTCTCTGCTGACAAACAAGCTGCGCAGAAACTTGCTCAACGCGAAGCATGGCAAAGTCAGCTTTTGTCTAAAGCTGGCGAGAATGCTAACGCAGCAACTCCTGAGGTTTTAGGTTCTGCTTATAAGCGCCTTGGAGATCAATTCAAAGATATATCAGCTAGAAACACAGTAACCCTAGGAAATGACTTTATTAATTCAATTGCAAATATTGATGCATCAGTAACCCCGTTTTCTAAGGGAGTTAGTGAGGTTGTTGATAAAGCACTTGATCTAGCATCAAAAGGTCAATTGTCTGGCAAGGAATACCAAAGCGTAAGATCAAGTTTAACCATGCAGGCAAAGAGTGCATGGCAGTCAAACGCTGAACTTGGTCAAGCGTTAAAAACATTGCGTCAATCATTAGACGATGCTGCTAACGCCTCAATATCAGCAGAAGATAAGCAGGCTTGGGGATTGGTTAGGGAGCAATACAAGAACCTTAAATCAATTACCAAAGCAACAGACTCAACAACAGGAATGATTAGCCCAAATAAGTTTGCAAGCGAACTAGATAGGGTTAATCCTCAAGGAATGAAATTTGGTTACGGCAATCAGGAAGTTCCAGACCTTGCAAGAATTGGAAAACGATTTGTTGCAGAAACACTTCCTGACTCTGGTTCTGCTCAACGCTCTTGGTACATGAACGCTTTGCAGAATCCAACTACCGGACTCGGTTTGGGAAGTGTTGCAGGGTTCTTAACTGGCGGGCCTGTTGGTGCTGTTGGCGGTGCTGCTTTAGGTGCTGCCACTCCTCTTGCTGTGCAAAAGGCTCTATGGTCTGATAGTGGTAAAAAGTATCTTTCAAAAGGGCTTCTTGATGCAGCAAAGATTGAGCGAATTGCGCCCTATTCAAACGCAGCAACAGTTGGATTGATTAACTGATTTTTTTAAACAGAATCCTTTTAATCTTGCCTTCTGGAATGTATTTTTTTGCTAGCAAGGTTAAAGGGATAACGATTAAGCCAAATATTATCAAGACTACAAATGGCTTTAGTATTAGTGCGATAACTGTAGTGGTCATATAATATCCTTATTAACTCTTAATGCCGTGAGGCACTGGAGAACACAATGGCAGTCCCAACCTCGGTCAGTGACCTAGACGCAGTAGCAGCAAATAATTCACCATCAGGCTCAGAGCCTATTGGTACGAACCTCGATAATTACCTACGCGCTCATGCGGCGATTATCAAGCAGGTTTCTAACTCTATTCCATCCACTACATACCCATCTGCGGGCGTTGTTAAATCAACTGGCTCTGCATGGGCTACTGCTGTTGCTGGAACGGATTACCTTGCGCCTGCTGCTATTGGCTCAACGGTTCAAGCATACGACGCTCAACTGTTTTCAAACATTCCGCAGAACTCAAAGAGCGCAGCATATACGCTAGTTCTAACGGATGCACAGAAGCATATTCTTCATCCGTCTGCTGATACAACTGCTCGCATTTTTACTATACCTGCCAATAGTTCTGTGGCCTATCCAGTCGGAACGGCTATTACGTTCATTAACCAGAATGGTGCAGGCGTAATCACAATCGCTATTACTACTGACACGATGCGCCTTGCTGGTGCAGGCACTACGGGTTCAAGGACACTAGCTGCTAATGGCATTGCTACTGCTGTAAAGATTACATCTACCGAATGGATTATTTCTGGAACGGGACTTAGCTGATGAGCGCAGTTATGCAGATGGTTCTATCTAGTAGCGCGTCTTTTGGTGTTGGTGGAACATGGTCTTTTGTAGGCCAATCAACAGCCGCCACTGGTAGCAATCCAACGATCACATTACCTGTCGGTATTGCTTCTGGCGACTTGATCTTAATATCAGTTTCTGCGTCAATAATGACAACAGCAACAGCGTCAGGCTATTCTGTTGCTTACCAAAACTACAACAACGGCGCATTTGATACGGATGCTGTGCTTCTTTATAAAGTTGCGTCAGGAACAGAAGGCGGCACAGGCGTTAGCGTCACAACTGATGCAATTATTGAGGGTTCTAGTGCTGCAACTGTGTATCGTCCTAGCGGGACAATAACTCTTGGCCCTGTTTCTGGGTCAGAAATTGATGGTAATCCATCTATAACAAACCCATCTCTAACAATAGAGAAAGATGCACTAATTATTGTGTTTAACGCTTTTAGGCGAGGAACAAGCACCGGAAGCGTCGTAATTGCTCCATCTGGAGTTACAGCTAGGCACAATCTTTCTAGTGGTGTTAGTTACGCTGGATTCTGGCTAGGTGAGGTATATGCAGAAAGCACTCCGACTACAGAGTTTTCATCAACCATGAATAGTGCTGTAAATCTTGAAGTTGTTGCTGTTACAGCGGCGTTTTACTCTAGTTAAAAACTGGTGGTCTAATGAATACAGAACTTGCACTCTTCGCTCTGTTTGTCGCGCTCCAACTGGCAGACATCTGGACAACGCTTCGCTTCCTGAAGAACAAGACGGGCCATGAAGCCAACCCGGTCATGGCTTACCTATTTGAGAAGTTTGGCGTTATCCAGTCGCTCTGCGTGGTCAAGTCTGCTGCCGTTGCGATAGCGTGGTTTCTTCAGACGGAGATCATGGTCATTGGTGTTTTGTGCGCCTTTTATGCGTACATTGCTATCAACAATTACCGCATCGGGTCTGGAAAATAGTTTCTAAAACTACGCTTTGCTTCATTGATTCTTAAGGGTTATTAGTCTGCGCTCTAGTGTTTAAGTATTAGAAACGCAGATTGATAACTCTTTTGTTTTCATGTGTTTAGTCGCTAGTTGTTGGAAGTATGCATGCTAATTCAGTGATTCTTGTAAAGCCTTGTGCCGCAATGGTTTGGCTTTGCCAATAGCCTCCTGAATTAGATGCAATCCAATACTCTCAGGCTTTTTTCTTCAATGTCATAGCAGTCGCCACTGGTGTTTCGCGGCTTCTGAGATACCTGTTATGGCTTGATTCAGACTTGTGACCTAGTAGGACTTTGCTGTCTACGCTATCCCGTTGAGCATCAGTAGCTGCCTTTGCTCTCAAGTCATGGACATGTGCATCTTCTACGCCAGCATCAAGACAAGCCTTGCGCCAATGCCTCATAACCGTGTCGTAATTGAGTTTAGAGCCGTTTCTGTTGTGGAGTAGCGTGATTCCTTTAACGGACTGATGAATCGCTTTAGCGGCCTTTACAGTGCGCTCTAGGTCAGTGTTCCAAGCCACAATCATCCGGTGCTTAGTTTTCTGCTGTTTGAACGCAATGCCTTCATCCGTTAAGTCAGAGTATTTGATAGCCATTACGTCGCTGATTCGCTGGCCTGTCATGTAGCACAAATCCATGATGATCCTGAGTTGTGAATCTGCATATTTGTGTATGGCGGCATACTCTGAATCTGTGATGTACCTATCCCTAGCCACGGTTTTCATTGGCTTTGTATCTCTGGCGACGTTTCTATCTACTAGATCGTCAAAGATTGCCATATCCAGCGCACCAATCAGAACTGCTCTCATAACGTTAGCTGATCCTGGCTTGTCCTTGTAATACCTTTGGACTTCCATGATTGATTTGGCTGTGACTTGGGATGGTTCAAACTCAGCGAATATCTTGGATAGGTGGTTTTTCGCCACCTTGTACGATTTAATCGTGTTATCCGCTAGGGTGAGGCTGGCTATGTATCGCTCTAAGAGTGCAGGCATCTTAGAAGTGGGCGCAGATAGCTTTTTGGCGTAGTTCTTTAGTGCTGTAGGTAAATCTTTGCCTATCTGTTCCCACTTGTTCTGTTTGACGTAATAGTACGCACCGTTACGCAGAAAAACGCAAGGTGGGAGGTGCTTGTCCTTCTTTCTTGGACGCATGATGTAAATCCTCCTGTAAGACCACTATAGAACCATCACGGCGACGACGAAAGGGAATCTGCATTGCTATCAACTCTCTCGCCTGGCTCGTTGCTTTCTTTCTGTTCGTTAGTTCTTGTATCTGTTCGCTGTTGAGAATCATGTTTTTTCTTCCCGAAAATCGCATCAAAATTTGATTCAAACGTGCTTCTGTCCGTGAAAGGACGGGGTGAAGAACCTTTACCCATTATTTGCTCCAAGGAAACATAAGTGTCACTCGCCATGCGCGAATCCAGCCATTGATGCGGCGTTGTTGAGACATTGGGTATAGCCAGCGGAGTAGGTCGGTTGGTTTCATTTGAGCATCACTTTCCAGCAATCTTTAATTGACTGCTTAATGGTTACTTTGACTGGGCTAAATAGAACGTCACAGATAACAAGAAGTGGAAAAAACGGAAACCATAGATATTTCATTTCGTTTCTCCATCTACCGAGGATTCCTCGGTGGTTCGCATTGCCGCCTCGGTGCGCTTGACCATTGCAGGATCGGCCATTGAGTACAGGTTTTGATATGACCATTTGAGGCATGTCTTTGCTTCGGCTAGTTCGGCGCGTAACTTTGTGATTTCGTCTGCGGCTTCTTGCTGTAGTCCTTCTGAGCATGGTTCGTATTGCAAGCGTTCAACAATATCCATCACTCGACCTCCTTTGTTGTGCTTGAGTTATACAGCTCTTGCTTTCTTTTGAATTCACCAAAGTATTTTTCTGCGGCTTGTTCGTAAGCGTTAGCTGCTTCTTCAAGATCATCGAAGTCGCCAAGATGTATGCGCTTCTTATTTACAACGATTCTTGCATTCCATTTACTTGTTTTAGTAATCCAAGAAACACCTTTCCTTCCGCTTGTGTTATTTCTGTATATGCCCACGTTTGCTGAATTTTGATGATTATTTGCCAATCTCAAATTGCATTTCCTGTTGTCTAGTTTGTTACCTGAAATGTGATCTGATTTCAAACCATCTGGAGCGTTAGATATAACCCTGTGCAACATGATCATTCCACGCTTTTCGCACGGCTTTTTTCTATTTGAAACTGCGTACCCTGTGTGGTGTAAAAACCAATTTCTTCCTTCAACAAGCGAAACATCTGAAGCGTCAATAATTGCTTCCGCGCCCTGAGACAGTTGTATGTACGCAATGTCACCTTCAATTCGTATCGGTCTTGGTTTAATTTAATCGACTCCTTTAATTGCGAACAGCGGCGTCCATCTGCTTGGGTTGTTGCCTTCATACAGTTGCCTTTGAAACACTGAAGTTTCGTTGCAGAAATATCCAACCACCTCACTCTCAGCCTCAACCGCTTTGATGAGTGCGTGGGCGAAGTCAATTAGCTGAAATCTTTGAGGCATTGATTCATTAACCTCTAGCACCAATTCATTTAACCGTTCTTTGCTAATCATTTAGACTCCTTCCAAAGTTCGTACTGCTGAAGTGCTTTTGTTTTTCGTTTACAAGAATTAGTGGCCCAAATAAGCGCAGCCGCCAAAGTCTCAATCAGCGCGGATTGTTCAGAACCAACCGCATCTAGCCGCTTGTTATCCTCGCGCATCTCGTCGCACTCGGTGTTCCACTTGTCAGCCAGTACAGACAGCCGTTCAATCACTTCCTTCTGCTCCGCAATCACCGCTTTCAACTGTGCGTTTTCGCGTTCAAGGGATTCAACAGTCGCTTCTTCTTCGCGCCAGTGTCTAGCTACCATTTGGCTTCTCCTTCTTGAGTGCTGCCTGTGCTATCTGGTTGCCAATGCTGTTACCGAAGTAAGGCTCATTACCGAGTCGTGCCAACTTATCAAGCGCACCCTCCAACTCCTTCACTCTGGCTTCAAGTGCAGCTACTTGCTTCTCAAAAGAATAAATATCCTCTTTTGCTTCTTCTAGTTCTGGAAGCATATTCAGTAAGGCGATGTTTTCGGCTTCAAGTTCATTGATCCTGTCAACAGGGTGCGTGTCTGACCGCCACTCAAAACTTCCCATGTGGCCGATCATTTTCTGTTCCTCCACCACAAATCAACCTGCGCCCACAAGAACGCAAGCAAGACGATGGCAAGCGCAGCCAACCCGATTACATCGCTGATAGTCCATATAAACATTTACTAAACTCCTTACAAATTAGTACACACCATCCCGCCGCTGCGATTCCATTAAAGACAACGCCATGCTCAATAAATGGGTTGGTTTAAACGCAGCATTCGTGGATATTTAAAGACGTTGCACAGCGTCTGTCGCGGGTGGTGTGACTGGTGGGGCAAAGTTATTCGGCCTGTTTCCCGCAGACTGTTTAACTTCCTTTCTGCCCCGTTGATCTATTTAATGCCTTTGCCAGCCGATACAGTTTTGTCGTTATTGTATTGGCCGCGTTTCGCATAACTCTTATCTTCTGGCACTGGTTCATGCTGGAAAAAGATAACCTGGCCACACTTGGTATCTGGATAAATCGTGATTCCTTTATCTGATACGTTATGGAACTCAAGCGTTAATACAGAACCATGCCACCCAGCGTCGCACCACCCAGCTAGAAGGTGGTTAAAACCATTCCGCGCCATCGTTGATTTCAGCTTATATTCTGCCGAGATGAAGTTCGGAAGGTTAAACACTTCCTTGGTATGGGCTAGGATGAATTGATTAGGCTGAACCGTGTAACCTGATGAATCAATGGTTACCTCTTTCTTAAACTTGTCGCCTTTTTGCAGCATGTCGATTACTTGATAACCAGACTCTTGAACTAGGATTTTGTTACCTAGAACAATATCAATGCTGGCAGAATTTACGTTCTCATAATCCGAATTTTCAATGACTCCAGTTTCAATCAACTTGCACAAACCGTTATAGCTAATCAACATTTCATTCTCCAAATTGATACCAAACATTACGCTTACAATCGCCAATTCTTCCAACTCGCTTAACCCTATGTCGATTTACATACCGGCAAAGAATTGTCGCGGCTGACTGCGGTGTTAACCCTGACTTCTCGGCTAAACACTTTGGCGTAAATGGTGTATTGCCCATGAGTGATTTGTAGTAATCGAAACCGAATAGATATTCGCTCATACAATCATTCCCATCTTGTATAGCTTGGCTCCTTGTGACTTCTTGAACACAATCACTAGCCCGCTTTTCATTAGATTGTTCAAATCCTTATAAACCGTGGATTCGTTAATCTCAGTCTTGCGAACAATGTCTTTTGCTGTCATTGGCCCACGGTGCAGAGATAGAACAATCTTATGTTCTCGAATCTTGCGTTGGCGTTGGCCTTCTAGCGTTCGCTGTTTAGCGATTTCTCTCAGGTGAGCGTGTGCGCCTTTAGGTGTTTTGTATTCAGGCTTGTTATCTAGTTTCTCGGAGAACCCTTCTACAAACCCGTCCTCGTCCTCTCGGAACTTAATCTCTGGATGATTACATTTTCCGCAAGCTGTCATTCGTGCTTTGTAACCTGGAAGGCAATCAGTGCAGAACGATTTAACCTTTCCGGTGAATCTGGCGCACTCTTTCCAAAGCGTGAATGTTTTGCGATCTACGCATTCGTATTCGGTGCTCATTTTATAGCCCGCCAATAAACCGCTCTAAATCGTCTGTAACAACGAGATATTCAAAACCATCATCACGCTGCACTAAACATGTAATAGGCCCGTACAGAGCGATTGTGTAGGTTCTATCAAGATATTTAAATGTTTTACCGTTGTTCATTTTTTTCTCGCTCATTTGAACTTTTAAAAGCCTCTATATATACGCAGGCATCCATCAATTCTTCCTGTAGGTGAGTAAGCCATCCTATCCAAGAAATATCTGTTCTTTCTGTGGTTACACCGTATTTGCTTAATCCTACTTTGCTGCGCTCCAGTAGTTTCTGGCATACAGCTTCAACGTTTTTATCCATCACACAACCCCATGACAACGTGACGCAGTAACTACTAAACGTCCTTTATCAAACAATTCGTAATAACCATCATGGCGAATATTATTAACAGTAAATTCAGGAATATATTCTTTCCCGTTAATCAACCGTTTAACGCCTTTAAGGATTACTTTGTCGCCTACTTGATGCTGATATAAACGGTGCGGCGGTGTTGTTATCCTAGTCATTTGATTCACCTGAACACCTTGCACATACTCGGTGGTATTTGCATGACAGTGGAGATATAAGAACGCGCTTGCTTCCAATTAATCCTCTGTTCTGTTTGCAAATGGCGCATTTAATCGTTCCCAATGTGTTGCCAGTCGTCTTATCGTGGCGTTGTGTTGTGGCTCGGTAATTAGCTTGTTGCTGTGCGTTCATTTCGTACTTTCAACATTTCATCGGCAATTCTGTATGCTCTTGATGCAACAAAGTGGCTTGGCACTCCATCGCAATCTTGAACAGCAGACATTGCGAACTTGTCCCGCAGATTGGCCTCTGCAACTGTCGCAATACGTTCTAAATCACCAATCGCAATACTCACCACTGTGCATGGCTCTGCGCCTTGGCATTGCAACTGACGCGCTTCTCGTAGGTTTGTTATGTGTTTCATGCTGTTTCCTCAAGCATATGAACGTATAGCTGTCCGACTAATGCGCGATTATCTGCCTGTGCTAATAGCCGTTTTTTTCTTGCTAATTCAATTTCCAATTCATCAACTTCTTTTTGTAATTTGTCGCGTCTTACTTGGTCGTTATATGCCAAGCCTCTAAGAATTGCCTCTTGTCCAGTCATAGCTTTCCCCATTGATTAGCCATTGCGATTGCCACTCCGTCGAATGTCTTACTGCGCTCTTTCCATCTATCCGGCCCAGGAGGTAAATAGTGGATTCGCTGCTGTTGATTCTTTGGAAGTGATTTAAACGTGTCATAAACATTGTCAGTCTCAGCCAGAGCAGGAAGATTCTTTAGCCATAAGCAAGTAGCTTTTGATTCAGGATGACCAAACATCCAAGGCTGAATAATCTGATCCGGCTTTCTCCACAATCGAGACATAATGCAGACAGGGTTTTCAATCGCCACATATTTAACGTGTTCAGAACGTCGCACGATCTTCATAAAGAAAGATGCTGATGCTTGCTGCCTTCCATCTAGTTGCTTTTGCTTAAACCATGCTGCTCCGCTTACTGCTAAATCAGTGCATGGCGGGTGAGCGATAACCAAATCCCACGGGTAATCTATTACGTCGAACATATCGCCCTGGTAATGCGGCCCTGGTGATTCTGTTGGCAAAAGATCGCAACTCATAGCTTCGTGCCCACCCCGCAAGAATTGATCTCGAACCGTTCCGGAATACTCGCAAGCCACTAAAACCTTCACGATTTAATCCCTGTTGGCGTACTGGAGCAAAAGTGCAATTCACCTCCGATCCAGATAGGTTGATCTTTTGTGGATAGGCATTTAGCTGCCACCTTTTCCAACTCGCTTACATACTGTTGATTAGGTGATAACCACCACAGCGCAATAAATAATGTGATTAGCCACCACAGTGCAGCTTGTATAAATTTGATATTCATTTGATTAGCCCAAAAAAACGCCACCCTTTGTTAGCGGTGGCACAAGGACGGATTTTCACCGTCAGGGAGGGAGACAACGAAACTAGATAATTAAATAAGCAGCAATTCCGATAAATAACAGCACGGTTTCAAATCCAACAAGAATATTCATGATTATCCTCCATATATTAAGGTGAGTGGCCTTATGTATCCACGCTCGATTAAGTTCCAGTTAATCGAATATTACGGCCTGTTTATACTGGGCGCGACCAGTCATAAAGCCACTCTCGTTAATATCCCGCTTACTCTTTACGGGGCCATCAAGCGTCCTGCCTTATGAGCAGAAGTGGCAGTTATGCAACATCAAAAAGGCAAATCACTTTCCAGTTCTTCAACCTTCTTTGGTGCTGCCTGTTTCGGTGCTTGCTGTGCATCCTTTGGCTTAAGCGACAGGCTCATAAACTTGCTGCCTGATTTGGATTCTTTAATCCATGCGTTAAGCCAGTATTCAACGCCTTCCACATTTACTGATCCATTGTAATCAGCGTGGGTATCTTGCGATTTCTTGTCATTCTTGAACAAAGAACCGCGATTAGTATTATCAAATTCAGCCATGATTTCCTTTCGTTAGGCTTGTGCAGCAAATGAATCAGCGTTCTTAGCCTGATCCGCTTGTTTCTTAATCGCAGTACGCGTCTTGCTAGATACAAGAGTTAGCACCGCTCCTTTTTCTTCAGTCTGAAGATGTTTGTCTCGCAAGAACTTCAGAACGTCACCGCCGTCAGCAACTACTGCGTCAGCTTCCTCTGCAATCTCTCGCAAGAACTTCTGTTCTTCTTCGTCGAACGATTCGACTAGGCCAGCCGCAGGAGTTACTTTCGTGCGCTTCTCTGGCTCTTTGTCGATTGGCTTACTGGAGTCAAGCGCATCGTGTTCAACGATTTCAAGGGCCATCACATACAGGTATCGACGCTGATAAGTTTCTACCGCTCCAAGGTTCTGGATAGGGTGGCAACCTTTAAGTTGTGCGTCAGCCATAGGGCTAGTGAACATCACCCAATCTTCCGGTTTGTCACAGTCGAAGATTGTTAGCGTGGCGTGTTCTGCGCTGAATTTCGTTGTGGCGCACAATCCAAACTCATGGAACAGTTCATTGATCGTTGGCAGGAAGTCACCTAGTTCAAAGTATTTGTACTTTGCAAAAGTGTTCTCGCCTGACTTCTTCATTGGCTTGCTCTGTAGTGCTACGCGGCAAGCGTTTAGCTTTTGGTAAATGTTCATCATCATTCCTTCTCAACGTAAAAGGTGGATTCAGGATAGTTTTCTGCGTTTTCTTCTATCCAGAAATTAGCGTGTCCTTCTGCTCTAAATTCACCTTGGCAAAATTCCTCGCCTGTTTCGGTAACCTGGATTACGCGCCACATTCTTTAATCTCCTTGCGCCTCATGTCAGCAGCTACACGCATAAACTCTGCGGCTTCTTCCTGCTCTTGCATGTAACGCTCAAATTCATAAGCCATCATTGCGGCTTCCATGTTGGAGGACGGATATTCCTCATCCTCGCAAGTCTGTTCAAACCATGCTCTGTCATTAGCCATGATTGAACTCCTTGACGAACCACGTTTGAAAATCACTGACTAGGTAGTTATCCGGTTTCATGTCATCACCTCGCTATAGTTGTTAGTGACGGCTTACCCGTCAGCATCTGGTTACGATCCAGCGCATTGGCAATTTCACGTTTGCCGTTGCCGGTTACTGCGGTGTCGCTGGTATAGGGCTTCTCGTTAGAACGTGCCTCATCCGCACAGCAATACCCACCACATTGAAGCGGGCCGGTGCTGATCTCCGGCTTTCTCAGGGTTAATCAATTCGCTAATCACCACAAAACGCGATTGACTTACTGCGCATCAGCCTGCGCATTCCGCTTCAATGTGCAGCCTCGTTAGAAGCTGCTCGGCTCGCCTTCCTCTGCACTTGTGGGCAAATCCCATCACCTTCATTGGCTTGTCGGTGTGCATCTGGCGTACATCGCCGTATTTCCTGCTGCCTAGTTGTTAAAGAGTGGTGTTACTCAACTGCGGCTAGACTCGATGCTGTGTTGCTAGGCTCTTGTCGCTCCCTGTGGAAGCTGCGGCTCGTTGTTTGCTGCGATGTGTGTAGATTACCAAACAGTAATATCCGTGTCAATACTAAACGGTAATATTTTTGTGTTATAGTGCGCCCATCAGCTAAAGAGTCCGATAAGACAAAAGCGGAACGTTGTATTAGGTGATAGCGCAAAGGAGCGATGCGCTATAGAAGCCAGCTTTAGGGGGCCATTACCCAGCCCTGAATAACTGTTGTGTCAGCAGCTCAATAAACGTGGTGAAGGTAGCCTCACAAGGGAAGCACTACCGGATTCGATGGTAACTAACGCACTCGGGCGAGTAGTCGAATCTAACCTAGAT